GATTCTTTGCTTGTGAAAGCACAAGATTATTTTTTTCTGGTAAATAGATTAGAGATTGTTCTTTATCGTAATAACGAATCATCTCAACTTGAGCATTCAAGTCTTGTTCGTATCTGTCTTTTCCAAGAATGCTTATTTCAAATTCTGGGAATTGCGACACTAACTCACCTAGTGTTAATTTATATACTTTAGCAAAAGCAATACAACGTCCATAGCGATCAAACTCTGGGAAAGCACCCATTGGGTTTTCTATACGAATACGTGGTATTTTTGCTTCTTCATCCAATTCTATGCAGAACGGGAGGAAACCATATGTAATGTACATGTCCGCACCAGCGTACATTTGTACTTGTAGATCTGAATTTGCAAAATAGTTAGAAGCAATACGAGTACGCTTATCTGCAAATTGACGAGCACGATCAGAAACTTGATTAGCAGCAGAACAGTTAATGGCAGGAAGTGGAGCCATAACTTCAGATAGATCCCGTGCAACAATATCAATAAAGTTAGCAACTACGTTTTGATCTACACCTTCAGGAAAAAATGATGGATAGACTTCAGCAATATGCCCTTGGCGCACGGCAAGAACATCTTGTTGGCGTGCGGTCTGTTGGCGAGCACGTTGGCGCAGTGATGCGATCCGTGCAGATACTTGATCTATTGATAATGCCATTTACTTCCTATCCATATATATCTGTCCATTGATCAGCAATTGCATCATCAAGGTTAACTGAATATCGTTTTTCTGTTTGCGATCTAGTAGCCCAACGATTGTTGGCAAAGGAAGCAAGGTTACTATGTTGCTGAATAAACTCTCTAGCCCGTAACACTGCAAACCACAAAGCCATAACGCAGTCAGTCTTACCTCTAGTATCAGGCTTCCAAGTTAATAGTTGAACTATTAAGGCTTTGATTCCTTCTGAGGATTCACTTGATGGAAACTCAAGTAGGTTGTTGCCATCATGCTTCTCGCCTCTAATTGTTCCAAGGAGGGTAGACATTGACGCAACCCCATAGGCTGTATCCCATTTATTTTGGTTTGTATGGTGTGCATCAAGCCGTACGCCGTAAGAAGCAAGCCAGTTTCGTAGTTCGCTGTCAAGTGAGTAGGCTTTCTGATGGGCGTTGATTTCCACTCGGAACTCTTGTGGAGAGTACTTAATGGTTAATTCTTCTATAGTCTGTCTAATTTTTTGTGGTGTTGGATCTGCCATGTTTATACAGTCAAGAATATATATTTTGCCATCTGCACGGTTATAACAAAGAACTACCCAAGCAGCGTGACCGCCCATAGCAGGATCGAAACCAATAATAGTATAGCCGTTAACTTTACTAGGACAGCCAGCCCTACCTTCCTTTAAAAGACCGATTCGTCTAGCGCTGTTCGTACTTCCTTGAACAAGTGCTGGAGGAAAGATGGAGTCTTCTTGGATGTCTTCTTGTTGGTAGACGAGTGCCCATGTTGAGGATGCGACTTCTGACCTACGTTTGAATAATGTCGGTCCGTCCCACTTGGGGTAGAAGCCGTTTTCCTTAGGAGTGTCAGTATCGCCATCCCACGGTGTGTCCGACTCTGACCAGAGCGTAACCCAGTCTTCGGGCTTTTCCGAATATTCCAATACAGCAGGCATACCCATATAAGTAAAAGGGCTCTTGCCATTGGACCAATGCCGTGGTTCTCTGAGTTCTCTGTAGAAGTCATTTGCTGCTATTCGCGTCCCTACTACTAACAGTTTACCATTCTTACCCAAACGGGTAATAACTTCTTTTTGTAGCCAGTCAATCTGCTTTTCCCACTCATGGGCGTTGGCAGTTGTTATAACGTCATCAAGAATGATTAGATCGGCACGTGCGCCATAGATCTGACCACCCATACCAAGGGCTTGGAGGGTAGGGTCTTTCTCCGAGGAATTACGCGCATCGCCTCCGAGGTAAACCGTGTCAGTCCGCCAAGTATCCGCATCATCTTTCCAGCCGCCCTGTGGACCGTATGCGGTCTGTAGTTTTAGCCAGCGTGGATGTGATAGGCGTTGCTTGATTGCGTACACGAACTCGCGTGCCTTGACCAAGGTTTTAGATACGACAATGATGCGTACGTTAGGGTCGAGGGCGATGCGGTAAGTTGAGTAGTTAATCGTGATGACAGTAGACTTGGCATGCTCGGGGGGTACATTTAGGAGTATTCGAGAAGCCCCACCCGGGTCGTACTTCATGTTCTTATGGAGCCAACTAGGCTCCCGTCCCTCCAGCAAATCCACCCAGTCTTGATGATGGGGGAAGACTGTCTGGTCTAAAAAGGTCTTAGAAAAATCGGCAAAGGAGATAGATTCTTTTTTTAGCCCTAGCGCATCAAAGGATTGCTTGGCGCCATCTTCTTTTGCCTTGGCTAGATCACTAGCAAAGATTGGATCCCGCATTAACCAAATGCGAACCGTATCGGGCTTTTTGCCCACTGCCGCCATAGCCGCTTGAACCGTAGTTCCAGTAGCCACATAGGCTAGTACCTTGGCTTTAGCGTCAGATACAGCAAGCACATTATGGTGTTCTTTTCCAGACTTAAAGGTCATTTGTCCCTAACTATAGATAGCCCTGTCCCGTATTATAATAGACTATCT